GAACGGCTCGCGCTGGCGTTTGACTTCAACGTCACGCCCCTCTGCTGCGTCGTCGGGCAAGAGGTGGCCGGGCACCTCCGCGTTGTCGCCGAGCACGTCTTGGACAACGCCTCCGTGGAGGACATGGCCCGCCTGCTCGTCGAGCGCTACGCGGCGCACCGCTCCGGCGTCTCGATCTACGGCGACGCGGCCGGCTCGGCGCGCAACGTCCAAACGGGCACGACGACGTACGCCATTCTCATGCAGGCGCTTCGGCCGCTCGCGCCGCGGCTCGATGTGCTCGCGTCCAACCCGCGACAGGTTGACCGCGTCAACTCCGTCAACTGGCTCTTCGGCCGCGACCGTGTGGCCATCGACCCGTCGGCCAAGCGCCTCATCGAAGACCTAGAGCGCGTCAAATGGGACGACGGCGGCAGCCTCGACAAGCGCGACGCCGCCCTAACGCACGCCTCCGACGCGCTAGGGTATTGGCTGATGCGGCATCATGGGCCAAGCGCCTTCCGTGCGCAGCCACGCTATGGAATGACATGAGCGACCTAAAAAAGACCCTCGACCAAAAGCACCCCGTGTACGTCGCACAGGTGCACCGATGGCTGCGTTACCGCGCTTTCACGGGCGGCCTCGAAACTGAAGAGCAGAAACGCCCGTGGCTGCCGCAGGGGGAGTACGAATCCCAGCGCGCCTACACTCAACGGCTCGCGCTCACGCAATCGCTCGGCTATTCAGGCCCGGCCATCAACCGCATTTCCGGCGCGCTCACGCGCTCCGCGCCGAATCGCCAGTACGTCGGGCAGTATGCCGACGAACTCGCCGCGTTCGACGCTCAGGCCGACGGCGCATCGAAGACCGTTGACAAACTGCTCGGCGAGGCGCTCGGCGAAGCGCTCACAATGGGCATCGCCTTCCTCGTGGTGGACAAGCCGCGGCTCGCCGAACCCGCGCCTTCGCGCGCGGCCGAGCCGCTCCCATTCGCCGAAGTCTGGACGGCCGAAGAGGCTTTGAACTGGAGCGTTGACCGCGCGGGCCGCCTTGAATGGATTGTGCTCAAGCGCTCGATCATCGAGCAGGCCGGGCCGCTCGCGACCGCGCAGGCCGTGCGCATCTGGCGCATCCTCGACCGCGTCGGCGGCCGCGAATACCGCCTCAGCGTCGAGGACGAAAAGAACGGCCGCGACCCCGTCTTGACCGTCGAATGGGAACACCGCCTCGGCCTCGTGCCCGTCGTGCCGTTCTATGCGCATCAACTCGGGCATATGCACGGCCGTTCCTACATCGACGAGATCAGCCGCGCCGACCTTCGCAAACTTTCCTTCGACTCCGATCAGGCATTTGCGTCGTACCTCCACGGCTCGCCGCAACTGGTGCTCAAGGTGAACCAAGACCTTGAAGAGATCGCGGCCGACGCCTCGCACATCATCAAACTGCCCGCCGACGCCGACTCCGACGCCAAGTACCTCGCGCTCGACGCGACGGGCATGGACATTCGGGAAAACCTCATTGACTCGGCGATCCGTCAAGGCTTCAACCTCGCGGGCATCGACCCGAATTCCGTGTTGCAGTCCGGCGGCGGCTCGTCGCGCTCGGGCGTGTCGATGGCGTGGTCATTCTCGACGGCAGAGCAGCCGACCTTGTCGCGCCTCACGGACAACCTCGACAGCGCAGACCGACACTTGCACGAGGTGGTCACGCGCTACGTGTCCCCTGCCGAGTACGCGCCCGACGCGCGCGCGTTCGAAGGCTCGATCATTCGCACGAAGTCTTTCGACATGATGGCTGTTGACCGCATCGCCGACGTCGGCGACGCCGTGTACGACCGCGTAAAGAGCCCGACGTGGCGCAAGACTTGGGCGGGCTACGTGGCGTCACAACTGCCCGGCAACCTCGACACCGCGACGCAACAGACCATCCAAACGGAACTCGCCGCGGCCGACTACGACGAAGACGCCGACCCCAACGGAGACGTGCTAGGCTCTATTTGAGGGAAGGTCTTGCGGTCGGAAGTAGATTCACAACATGTCCGACGCGACACACGCCCAACCGCAGGGCGACAGCGGGCAACCGCAAGCGGCACAGCAGACTGGGAGCCCTGAGAATCTCGACGCGCGTACCGAGGCCGCCGTGGCCGCGGCGCTCGAAAGGATCCTCCCCAAGATGCTGAATCCGGCTATCACGAACCACACGAAGCGGCTTGAGGAACGATTGCTTCAGCGGTTCCAGACGGTGCAAGACGAACCCGCGACGACGCCGCCAGCGTCGGGCCCGGCCAAGTCGAGCGACCAACTGGCCGCCATGCAAAAAGCCCTTGAGACCATGCAAACGCAACTCCGCGCGGCCGACGAGGCCAAACGCACGGCAGAGCGTGAATCGCACCTTCGGACGGTGGTTTCGGGCTTGGGGGTGACCGACCCCGAGGCCGTCGTGCGGATCCTTCGACCCGACCTCAAGGTGGGCGAGGACAACCGCTACTTCCGAGACGATCCGACGGTGGGCATGGTTGCAGTCGAAGACTTCGCGAAGGCGTACGTGAGCCAAAACAAATGGCTCCTCCAAAGCGCCAACCGTGGAGGCGGCGGCGGCACCGCGTCGGCATCACCGACGCAACAAGGCGGCGACACGATGAGCCAAGCGGAGTACACGGCGAAACTCAACAGTTTCGGCAACGACTCAAACGCGCGGCAGGCATTCGTGATGCAAGCCTTGGCAGGGCGAATCAACATCAAAGGCTAGCCTATGGCTGGCGAAGGAGAGGATCTCATGGCAAACGAAATGACCGTCACGACGCTGGCGAACTCGCTGCCCGTCATTAAGGGACAGGTGTACGCGGCGGCCGAAAACGCGCGCATTTTCCGCGCGCTCGGCATCACCGAAATTCCGTTCGCGGGCCCCGGCAGCGTCTACGACGCCATCAAGGTCGGCGCGGTGACGGCTGCGGCTTACACCGAAGCCAACGCGCGCACGTTCTCGGCCGACACGGTCGCGAAGGTGTCGTTCACCCCGTACGAAATCGATGTGGCCATGTCGTTCACCGACAAGGCGCGCCGTCGTAACTCGTTCGACGTCTTCGCCGTCTACGGCGAACAGGTCGGCAAGGCCGTCGCCGTGAAAATGGACGCCGATTGCGCGGCTGAATACGCCAACTTCACGGGCACGACCGTTGACGAAGCCGACACGACCGCGTCCCTTGCGAAACTCTTGGCCGCGGCGGCCAATGTTCGCGCGGCGGCGAAGGATCAACTCGACTTCGTGCGCGCGGCCATGCACACCTCCGCGTGGGACGACCTCCTTTTGGATTCGTCGGGCGCGATCCTCTCGGCCTCGGTGCGCGGCGCGGCGGGCTCGTCGGCTGCCGTGACTGGCACCTACGACCTCGTGGCGGGCGTTCGCATCGGCTTCAGCACGTGCATCGTGTCGGCGGGTGCCACGGCCAAGTACCAAAACATGGTCTTCAGCGGCCGCTGCATCGGCATGGCGTGGAAGTCCGATCTCCTCGTCGAGATGTGGGACGACCGCAACAACAAGGCCATGAACCTCGCGGCCTCGGCCGACTACGACGTCGCGTGCATCTACCCGACCGAAGGCGTCGTTTACACCGTCACGGTGTGATGTGATAGTGTGGGGGCCATGTCCAAAGATATCCTCCGCGAATTTGACCCCCACACGCCGCGGCCCGGGCAACTTCCCGACCGCAACCGTCCGACCTGTTCGCAGCCCGCGGCAAACAACCGCGGCTGCGACAGGTGGCACGTGTGCCGCCTGCCGCAGCGCGACACGCAGACCGGGCCCGTGCAGCAAGTAATCATCGACCACCGCGATTGCGCGCCAGAAGACGGCAGGCGCTCTGTCGCGTGGTGCTTCCTTGCGTCCAAACTCTACTTCGGCGACGTGCCGAAGGCGGGCTACAGCGTGGCGGCCGACGGCATCTTCATCGACGTGAACGGCGACAAGGTGACCGCGCAGAAACTTCCCCCGCCTGAAAAGCAGGGCCCGTACTACTTCCCCGGCGAATCGGCGGCCAACCCGGCGCACGCCGCGCTCATCCAAGAGGCGCTTCGCGGTGGCAATACGAAAAACCACAAACCCTGACGGCACGTGGGAGGTCAAGGCCACGGGCCGAGACGTCAACGAACTCCGCGGCGTGTTCAAGGAAACCGCGGCGGCCGACGCGCAGAAGAAGCGCGAAGCCGAGCGCGCGAACCCCTCGCGCAGGATGCGCAAGGGCTCGAAATCGGTGGACGTCAACGGTGCGCAGATCGACGGCATGCGACGCCGCGGCTATCAGGTGGACGATTGCGCGCCCACCATCGTGATGCCATCGCACGTGCTCGGCTTTGCCGCCGACGGCCGCGTGGTTTACGAAGAGCAGCCCGAAGGCGTCGAGTGTGAACCCCTCGAGACGACGCGCGGCGTCGTCGGCTGGGCGCTGAAATGACGTGGCAGGGCTTCGCTCAGATTCACCGCGAGGCCATCGAGGACATCGAGAGGCAAAAGGGCATCTCGTGGCGCGAGGCGCTCGCGGCCGTGCTCGCGCTTGAACTGCTGCTTCGCAAGAAGACCGTGCGACGGATCGCCGCGCTCCCCGTAGGCGTCGGCACGTCGTTCGAAACTTCGCGCCGCCAACTCTCGACCTTCCGCAAGCAACTGACGCTAGACGTGCGCGTATTCGTCAAGAGCGTCACGCGCACGCTGGGCGGCTCGGCCATGGGCTTCGATGCGGCGGCTTCTGACGCGCTCCCGGCCCCGGCGGGTGGCAACACCAAGGCCGACGTGGAGAAGGGTGCAGCGCCCGTCCTAGGGCTTCAGAAGACCGCGATGGATAAGGCGCTCGACCGCATCGAGCGCGCCATCGAAGACGCCAACAAGGTGCTCAAGCGCGACATCGCGAAGCGCGACGAGGAGCAGGCCAAGCCGCCCGGCCCGCGCGCGCCCGGCGAGCAGGCCGCGCCCGGCGCAGAGCAGCCAGCGCCCGAGGCCGCGCCCGCTCCGTCCGACGCGCCCGGCGTCGAGCCCGTCACCATTCAGGGCGTCAACCAAGCCGACGCGAAAAGGGCCACGCGGCGCTCGGCCGACATGGAGGACATCGGCCTAGACGGTGCCGACAACATCGCCCGGCACGCCGTTTTCGAGGGCTTCCGATTTCGCGAGACCGTCAACCGACTGGTCACGCGCCAAGGCCGACGCTCCGAGGCCATCAACTACATCGACGGGACGCTCTGATGGCGTGGCGCATCAACCGCAACAACCTCTTCCTCAGTTTTGCGGCGCACATCCGCGCCGTGCAGCGGCGGCGCATCGTCTCCGAGGCTACCGCGGCGGGCATCGTGCACTTCCGCATGGAGGTGCCGCGCGACATGCTCGGCAAAATCGCGCCCGACGGCGTGATGGGCCGCTACCTTTGGCGCGTCCTGACTCTTGAGGAATGGCGTACCATTGAGACGCGCGAGAACTCCGGCCGCGTGGCTTCGTCGGCTTGGGACAGTCTCGGCCTCGGTTTTGGGGACGTTTCATACCTCGTGCCCGTGCCCGAGATCTACTACAAAGAAGCCGTCGAAGAGGGCCGGGCGCTCCGACGCCGTTGGCTCTCGCAGCAAGAGGTGACGACATGAGCGTGGGATTCAAAGGCCGCCTGCTGGAACTCAGCCAAACGCTCGTGACCTTCTCGGCGGGCGGCTCGGCCACCACGGCCGTCACGTTCGTGACGCCGTTCGTCGAGGCTCCGGCCGTGTTCGTCGTCACCAACGGTGCCGACGAGATCGCAGGCGCGACGTGGACGGCCACGGGCATCAGCAAAACGGGCTTCACCATCTCGATCAGCAATAGCCAATTTGCAAGCCAAGACCGATACGTGACTTGGTTTGCGCACGAGAAGGATTGATGGCCATTTACGGAAAACTCGTGGCCGCGGCTGACTTCCTAGAGGGTTTCCCCTCGTTGGTCTCGACGCGCGCGACATTGGCCGAAACCGAGGCCGACGTGTTCGTGAATACGATGTTTGCCGATTTTGACCGCAGCCTATGGACGCTCACAAGCGTGCCGCCCGAGATCGGGCAAATCTGGCTCAAGGTCGCATCGTCTTGGTACATCCGGCAAAACCTCGTGAAGGTTTCTCCCGAGCAAAACGAGCAGGCGAAATACTCCGACTACCTTATGGCCGAGGCGCGCAGCGCGGCCACGACGATTTTGACGCGCGGCTACGTGGCGGGCCTCGACGGTTCGAAGGTGTACAACGAGCGGCGCTTCCCCTCCACGATTGCCGTCGAGAAGGTGCGCTAGGTGGCCAACGTCACCGTCGAAACCGAGCAAGACGCCATGGCGTTGCTGCTGCAACTCGACAAGCGCCTAGAAGACTGGTCAGACTTTTGGGGTTTCGCGCGCGACAGCATCGGCAAATCGCAGTCCGAGCGGTGGCGCAAGGGTGGCATGGGCAGCGTCAAGGGCATCACCGTGGACGCCCGGCAGCAAGGCTTCGGCTACTACGCAAACCCTTCGGCCAACGGTGTGATTTGGGCCAAGTACTTTTGGACGGGCGCGCTCGCCGAGGCCACCACGTTTTTCACGTGGACGCGGCCGCTCGCGGCGAACATCGACCCGCATCAGAACTACCGCGGGCCGCTCCAGCGCGAAATGCGCGACCCGTTCGGCGCGGTGGTCGGGCACGAGGATGACGCGAAAATCTGGGATCTCCGCGCCTTGGATAAGGTGCTCGACGCCACTATCGAACAATGGCTTAACAGCAACGTGCTGCCGAGGGCTTCGACGTGACCTCACCTTGGACGGACATGCAGGCCGACTTCTGGGCCTATCTGCAAACGAAGACGGCGTACACCGCGCTCGGCCTAACCGAATTCCGTTTCTATGACGGCAACATCGTGCCGCAGGACATCGAGCAACTCTTGCAGTCCGACCGCCTGCCGCTCATCTGCGCGCGCATGGGCGCGATGGGCCACGAGGCTTTCGTCGAAGGCCAGTACTACGAATACGTCACGGTGCCGCTCGCCATCATGTACCGCGCGGCCGAGGGCGCGGCGAGCACCGCGGCCATCGAGAACGCCGCCGACGTGCTCTTGGGAATTCTGTACAACCGAGCCGCCCGCGGCTCCAACCTTGGCTCTTCCACCATCAGGCAATATGAACTCGTGCCCCGCGAGATCGTGCCGCTACTGACCAATGGGCAAGGCCCGCCGCGGGCCTACCTCTGGACGGGCGTGCTGACCTTGCGCGGGCCTCGACGCATCTACAACTAGGTGAAACATGGCTGACATTCTCAACGACATGATGTATCTGCGGGCGAACGTCAACTCGACGCCGACCAGCCGCACCGAAGCCTTCAACACGACCGCGCCTTTTTACGTGCCGATCTTCACCGACGGCCTCAAGGCGGGCGAGACGATCACGGCCAAGGCCATCGACACCGAGCACAAGGATCCGGGCGTCAAGTACAAGGTCATGACCTCGCGCAACGCGGCCGAGGGCACCTTGGAAACGCCCATGTTCCCCGAGAACATCTCTTTCCTGCTCAACGCTACGCTCACGAAGACGAACGGCCTGCCGTCGTACCACGGCATCGAGCAGTATTGGAACGGCACCATTGGCGCGGGCACGTCGGGCTTCGGCGGCACGGGCTCAAACACCGACACGGGCCGCGCGCTCCGCGGCGTGCTGTTCAACGGCTTCACGATGGCCTTCGACCGCACGAACATCGAAGAGGTGCGTTTGCAAAACCGCATCTTCGTGAATCAGGAGGTGCCGCTCACCTCCGCGGCGCCTTCGCCGACGTTCCCGGCGCAAGACCCGTACACCACGGGCAACGTGTACATCGACCTCAAATTGGCTCCCGACACGGGCACGCTGCCGTCTTATCAGGGCGACACGACCGACCTCATCAACCTGTCGCTCAACTACTCAAACAACCTCTCGGTTTCGTTCCACGCCAACAACACCGACGCAGGCCAGCACCTCACGTGGACGCGCGCCTACCGCAAGGCGCCGAGCCTCGAAATCTCGGGCGCGTTCATCATGGCTTCGACGGACTACCTCCGGCTCACGCGCCTCGGGAAACTCCGTCAGGGCAAGGTGAAGGTCATGGGCCACGGCTCGACGCCGTCCGGCGACACGACGTGCTCCCAGTCGCTGGCCTCGGGTGCCACCTCGGTGACCGTGGCGAGCGCCTCGGGCCTCGCCGTGGATGACTACATCATCCTCGTGCACTCGGCTTCGAATAAGGTTTGCGTCACGAAGATCACCGCGATTGCCTCGGCCGTCCTGACGGTTTCCCCGGCGCTCCCGTTCGCCATCGACGGCACGGGCACGGCCATCACCGTGAAGAACACGGCTTGGCAACTGGAAGTCCCGCTCTTCGACGTCGAGACGAAGGAGCCGCCGTCTTCGGGCGGCGACTACAAGCAAGTGACCTTCTCGGGCACGGCGCGGCTCGCCTCCGGGCAGACCGACTTGTGCACCGTGCTCGCCTACAACGACAACAACACCTGATGTGGTAAGGTGTCGCCTATGGCACACCCCGCATGGTTTCGCAAGACGTCGTGGCTTGAGGCCGAAGTCGATCTCTCCGACTTCGGTCTCGGCGTTGTTTTTCTGAAGGACGCCTCCGCGTGGACGAAGGCTTCATGGCAGCGCGCTGCGTCCAAAGACCTTCTCGCGCCCGAAACAACCGCGCTGATGCTCGCGGCCTACGTTGACCGCGGCGACGAGGGAATTCCGCCCCGCGGCTCGACCGGCGACAAATGGAAGAAATGGATGGAAAGCCAGCGTTCGAAGCCTGTCGAGCGGCTGACGCAAGGCATCCTCTACTTCATGGACGAACAGCAAAAGGACGGCGAAGAAGCCCCAAACTGATACTTGCCGAGGTGGAACATTTCTGCCTCGGCAAGCCGCCACCGAAAGACCGCAAGCACTACGGCACGGCGCTCGATCTCGTGCACGCATCGAAAACGGGCGACTTCCCATTTCCCGGCGGCCTTCGCGAACAGCCCGAACGTCTTGCGGTTACCTATAGACTTGTGCTCGGCCTTTTGTGCGTTGCCGACCACCTAGCGGTGGTGTCGAACCTCGGAGCAGTCGGTGGCGGAACTCAACATCACGATCAAGCGCCAGTCGGGGGGAGCGGGCCCAAGCCCGGCATCGTCGGCTGGGGCAAGCGGTCTCGACCCGAATAGCATCAAGCGCGTCACCGACTTGCTAGAGCGGCAAACGCGGCTCTTGGTCGGCCTCGCGGGTGGCGCGAAAACCTTCGGCGCGGAATTCAAGAAGGTCGAGGAAGGTTTCAAGCGCCTCGACGATGCATCGGCCCGGCAAACTCGACTGTTGGCCGCGATGGCAGGCGGCGCGCGTGCGTTTGGAACCGAATTCAAAAAGGTCGAAGACGGTTTCAAGCGTTTGAATGAAACGTCGGAGCGTTTGACCGACGCGGTCAAGCAGTCCGGCAAGGCCATGCAAGATTCGTTTAGCGCGGCCGCGGCGGGCTCGACGCGCGTGGTGGTGAATCTCAGCCGCACCATCGAAACGCAACTCACGCAGAGCGCCCGGCGCGCGGGCACGGCACTCCGCGACGCGCTCCGCGGCGTCGGCGCGGGCGTCGGCTCGGCGGTCTCGGGCATCGGCGGTGCCATCGGCCCGGCCGGGCAGGCGCTCTTCTCCGGCAACCCGCTCGGCGGCGCGTTCCGTGCCACGGGCATCCTCGGCGGCGCGGCCGTTCGCGGCGGCGGCGACATCGTCGGCGGCGCGCTTGAGGGCATCCCGCTCGTCGGTGGCGCGCTGGGCGGCGGCGTTCGCGCGGCCGCAGGGGCCGCGGGTGGCGTTCTAACGGCCGCCACGGAACTCGGCGCGGCCATCGCCGACAAACTCGTTGACGCCATCAAAATCGGCCTGCTAGGCGCAGGCGCGGCCGCCATCGGCTCGCTGCTCGCGTTCTCAAAGCAAGAAGCCGTCTCGCCGTCGTTCGAAAAACTCGCGAAGATCACGGGCAACACGTTGCCCGAGGCGCTCGGCGTGCTCCGCGAGGCCACAAAGGGCACAATTTCCGACACGAACCTCATGGTTCAGGCCAACCGCGCGGCCGCGCTGGGTGCGGCGTCGAGCGTCGAGGAATTCGCGAAACTGGCCGAGGTGGCGCGATTTCTCGGCCGCACCGTCGGCCTCGATGCGGGTGCTGCGCTTGAATCGTTGGCGCTCGGCATCGGGCGCGAATCCAAACTCATCCTCGATAACCTCGGCATCACCGTTGACCTCGAAAAGGTGATGTCGAAGTACGCGGCGACGCTCGGCCGCACGTCCGACAGCCTCAGCGACCTAGAGCGCCGCACCGCGTTGGTCAACGAGGTTTTCGCGCAGTACCAAGCCCGGTCGAAGGGTTTGGACAAAGACGCGCTCACCACGGCCGATTTCCTCGACAGGCTTTCGGCTTCGTTCTCAAACCTCGCGGCGAACGTCGGACGGCAACTCGCGCCCGTGTTCGGCGAACTGCTCCAGAGCCTGCAACCGATCATCGATGCCGTTTCCCGGCTTGCCGAGCGGCTCGCGGGCGGCGTGGCCGAGCAGATCCGGCAAGTGGTGTCCGGCCTCTCCGCGTGGGGCAATCAGGTGCGCGAGATCATCGACGGCTTGCGGCTTGAAGATCTGCCGCAACTGTTTGAAACGCTCTGGGACGGCGTTTGGGAGACGTTCAAGGAAAAGGGCGCGTCGGCGCTTCAGTACATTTTCGGCATCGTTGGTCAGGCGGCCAACAACGTCGGCGGCATCCTTGGCTCGTCTATCGGCGAATTCGCGTCAAGCATCTCGACGACCATTGGCAGCGTCTCCGCGGCGCTCGGCGGCGGCACTCCCGGCCGTGGTTTCTCGCGCTTCTCGGCGTTCCTCTCGGGCGCTCAGGAACGCGGGCAGGCCCGTAGCAACATGGTCGTGCCCGGCGAACTGCTGATGAATCAAGCGGCCATCGAGGGCCGCGTTGGCGGCCTTGGCGCGGCCAACCCGTTCAACATGGCCGGGCCTGTTCCCGGCGGCTCGGGCGTGTCCGCGCTTCAGCAACTCGCGGCCGTCCTGAATAACCCCGAATTCAGCAAACTGAACCCCGAGCAAATCGGGAACTTCATCGAGGCTATGAAGGCCGCGGGCGCGAAGGATGCCGACTACCTCGCGGTGGCCGAGCAACTGATGGCTCAAAAGGCCGAGTCCCCGGCGCTCAAGGCCGCGAAGGCGTTGGAGGACTCCGCGAAGGCAAATCTAGAGGGCGCGCAAAAGGCGCTTGACGTGGCCGAAGAGCGCGCCACGGCGCTCGCGCGCAAGCGCGAAGAGGTGGACAAGAAGATCGCCGACGCCGAAGAGCGCCGCAACAAAGCGCTTGAGGAGATCAACAAGCGCGCCGACGAATCGCGCAAGCGCGCGCAGGAACTGTACGACGAGCAACTCCGCGGCATCGAGCGCGCAATCCAAGCGGCCATCCGCACGCGGCAACAAACGCTCATCGGACTGGCAGGCGGCACCGAGGCCGATTCGGAGCAGAGCCTACCGCCCGCGTATCGCCGAGCCGCGCGAAAACTCCGACGCCGTGCCGCGCTTGAGCGGCGGCAGGCGCTGCGCAACATGCCCGGCGGCGGCGATGCCGAGGCGCTCGCGGCCGACGGCGGCGCGCAATTCTTCGAAAACCTACGGCGGCAGGCCGAGGCCGAAACCGACAAATTCTCCATCGCCCACCAGATTCAGGTGCAGGCGCAAGAGGCGCTGACGGCCGCGCTGGAGAAGATCGCCGAAGAGCAGAAGACGGCCGCCGAGGAAATCGAAGCCGCGGCCAAGAAGACCGTGGACGCGCTCAAGGAACTCGGCGCGGACTACAACTACCTTTTCATGCAGGTGAAGGCGTCTCAAAACAGCCTGACGCAAACGGTTTCGGACATTCAAAAACAACTGCTCGACATTGAGCGCATCGTGCGGAGCCTCCGCTAATGGGTGATCTAGTCGGCTACTTCAAGGGCACGAAACTCGGCGACCTGTTGCACGGGCCGCCTGAAATCTCGTTGATGGCCACCGACGTGCTCATGCGCGGCGCGGTCTTCGGCAACACGGCCGCGGCGGCCGAGACTGGGCCGCGTACCTCAATTGAACTTCGGCTTGCGGGTGCGCTTATCGCGCTCGGCACCGAATCGTCCACGGATTTCTTCCAACGCAAACTCAACTTCCTTTCGTCGGTGCGTTCGCTGCTGCACTACGGAAGCGGCGAATACACCACGGCGGGCACGGTCGGCATCGTGCTCGACTCGGACAAGATCCGCGACATCAACGGCACGGCCTCGGCCGGGGCCACCACGGTGACGCTCGCGACCGCCTACACGTTCACCAGCGGCCAAAAACTGCTGTGCGTTGACCCCACGGCGGGCTACAGCGACCTAGTCACGGTCTCGACGACGGGCAGCACGACGACGCCGACTATTTCCGCGCTGCCGCGCGCGCTCGGGAACAAGACCGTTTTCATGGTGCCCGACATGTACGTGCAGAACGCCTACCTTCGCGGCCAAATCAGCATCCGAGGCATCGAGCCCGGCACGCTGGCGGCGGTCGAGGAAATCCCGTTTGTGTTCACGTGCGCCGACACGCCGAGCGTGCAAACCCCATGAGCATTTACGAGAACAAAAAACTCCGCATTTCGTCGTCGGCACTCTCCGGCGACGTTTTCGTTATTCAAGACGGCACCGCGGCCGACGCCACGGCAACCGCGAAATTCGACAACGGTTTCCGCGCGGGCATGGGCGCGGGCTCGACGCACGACCGCGAATGGGTCTCGCTGCAAACGCTTGAGAACGACGACGGCGGCCGCACGCTGACCTTCAGGGTTATGGGCCGCAAATCGTGGCTCAACGGCACGGGCTCGGCCATCCGCGTGCAGCCCAACGACAAGGTCGAACTATGGGCCGACCGCGGCACGACGACGGGCGTGACGGGCTTCCCGTCGTGGCACATGGACTCCGCGGGCTCGGGCCAAAAACGTATCTTCCTCGGCTGGGTGGCGTCGGTGACCCCGAACGCCAACGACGGCTCCGTGGTCGTCGTTTGCCGCGACGGCCTGTGGCGCGCCAACGACGTGACGCTTAACCGCGACACGGCCAACGGGCTCGAAATCCCCAAAATTGTTTTCAACCCGCGCATCGACTCCGACGACTTCTATTTCGGCGTCAAAAAGACCAACGTGGCGGGCGGCGCCACGATCATCTCGACCGGGCAACCGAAATCCGACAACTTCCAACTCACGGTCTCCGAGATCCTGCAGTACTTGCAGGCCAACTATCAAACCGCGCTCGAAAACATTGGCGTGCTGCCGCTCGCGCTGTCGGGCGCGCTGTTCAACTCGTCGGACATCGCAGGGCTGACCATCAAGCCGACCGAAATCGTGCTTGAAAACGTCGGCTTCATCGACGGGCTCAAACAGATTCTCAACTGGGTGCCGAACGTCAAACTTCTGATTGACCATCAAACAGGCCAATTCCGATTGGTGCCGTACGAGGCGTCGTTGTCCTCGACGGTGACGACGACGACGGGCGCAGAGCAGGCAATCGGCTCGCCGTCAACCTACCGCTACCCGGTCGCGAGCGTGACGGGCTTCTCGGGCGGCGACAAGGTGCGTTTTTACGACGCCACCGACCCGTCGATTTCGCTCTTGCGTACGGTGCAGACCGTCTACCCGGGCACTCCGGCCTATTTGGGATTTGCCGATACGCAACCCTATTTCACCAACGGCACGCGCATCGCGAAGGTCGATGC